AAATAAAACTAAATCAATTATAAACTTAAAACCAAACACGGAGGAAAAAAACAATGAAGTGTATTAAAGCAATTAAAAGTAATGTAAATGTCGATGCTGGCGATGTTATTAGAGTAACTGACAGCGAAGCAGAAAAAAGAGTAAAGAGTGGCTATTGGATGTATGTTGCAAAATTAGAATGGAAAGCAACCAAGGCAACCAAAACAAAATCAACCGAAGAAGTGGAAACCAAATCTAAAAAACACGGAAAGAAAAAATGATTACCCAAGAAATCTTAGACACATTTATCTACCAAACTAAAAATGGTGAGTTTGGGGTTACAGAACCAGTTGAATTAGATTCAATTCTCGGTATGTATGATACCTACGAAGAAGCGGAAAAAAAGTTCCGTGAATACGTAGAAAAAGAAAACATAATTTTTGAATAGTATGGAAAAAGAAGCAGAAAAAATCTTAATAGCTAAATTAAGACAACCAATTCATATTGGATATATTAGCCAATATATCCTTAAACTACCAGTGGATAAAACTAGAGAAATAATTAATAAATTAATTGAAGATGGAGTTGTTGAGGAAAGTGGTTATGCTAAAGATTATTTTGTAATTAAACATATAGAAAAAAAAGACTAAATTTAAAAAAAATGGAAAATCAATTTGAAAATTTCAAACTATTTGAACCTTTAAAGACAAATAGATTCTTAATAAGATTCAACAAAGACGTATTTGTTCCTGAATATCTATTTAGGAAATTCAAAATAATAAATGAAGGTGAAAAATTAATCTTTACTACCGAAATTTATGAGACAACAGAATATTCGTTCAATCCGTCAGATTTGTTTAAAATGACAGATATTGAGATTGATTATCTTGACCCAACAGGTGTTGTGGTTAATGGATTAAGGTTTGAAGTTGTCGGTGCAAATATGGAACAAAAATGTGATTACGGTAAAGATAATTTAATGTTAATTAAGTTTAGATTTGTTGTAGATATTAATAAAGTTAAATTATTATATACAAACAATGACAGAACAAGTTAATCACCCTAATCATTATGGTGGGGAAGATAATCAATATGAAGCCATCAAAGTTATTGAGGCGTGGGGTTTAGATTTTCATATTGGAAACACCGTAAAATATATTTCAAGAGCGGGAAAAAAAGGGGCAGACAAAGAACTTCAAGACCTAAAGAAAGCCTTATGGTATCTTGAAAGAAAAATTAAAAACTTAGAAGATAATGTTAGTTGATATTCACGAAAAGGCTGAAGGAGCCATATTATTAGATGGTCTCGAAGGAGCAATTATAGGTATTGCCGAAGAGTTTGGTAATGGACCAAGAATATTATATTCCAAAGAAAAGATATTATCAATTCTAATGGAAAGAGATGGAATGGATAGTTTGGAAGCCGAAGAGTTTTATTACTATAACATAGTTGGTCTATACGCAGGAGAACAAAACGCAATATTCTTAGACCTTCCAATTAATATGATTAAAAATAACGACGAGTGGGAATACCACGAAAATTAAAAGATATGATAGAAACAGGAAAAATTATAAACGGAGATTGTAGAGAGGAAATGGGAAAACTTCCTGAAGGTTCCGTAGACTTAATCGTAACATCACCACCATATAATTGTAATATCAACTACGATACACATCAAGATGATATGACAATGGAGAATTACTGGGTGTTCACAGAAGAGTGGTTAACTCAAGCATTACGTGTGTTAAAAGATGATGGTAGAATTGCCGTAAACATTCCATATGAAACCAATACACAAGAAAGAGGTGGAAGAGTTTTATTTATGGCAGAGTTTTGGGGGGTTATGAAAAAGGTTGGATTTAAATTTTTTGGAGTTGTTGACCTTGAAGAAAGTTCACCACATAGAAGCAAGACCACAGCTTGGGGTTCTTGGATGTCACCATCAGCACCATACATTTATAATCCAAAAGAGTGTGTAGTTCTTGCTTATAAGAAAAACCACATTAAAAAAATTAAAGGTGAACCTGAATGGATTGGGGTTATTGATAATGTTGAACAGGAAGATGGTACATTCAAAAAGAAAGTATTATATCCTGAAGAATCAAAAAGAGAATTTATGGATTTAGTTTTTGGACAATGGAATTATTTTGCCGACACAAAACAAATGACTAAAGCAACATTCTCTATGGACATTCCAACTAAGGCAATCAAAATCCTTACATATAAGAATGATATAGTTCTTGACCCATTCTGTGGTAGTGGAACAAGTATGGTTGCTGCAGAGACTTTAGACAGAAAATGGTTAGGAGTGGAACTTTCTCAAAACTATACGGAAGTTGCCAAAAAAAGAGTTCAAGGTTTTGTTGACCAAAAGAAACAATTAAAATTAGAAATAAAAGATATTGTAACAGTATAACATTAAATAAAGGGTCGTAAGACCCTTTTTTATTTAACAATACCAAGTTTAAGTAATATTATTGAAACAACACCAATTATAATCATTTTTAATACTGTTTTAATTTCTAACGAATATTGTTTATAGACCTTTTTCATAATTTTGTGTAATTTTAACAAAGATACTATTTTATATGGTGTTAACAAAATAAATAAGATTTTTTTTTCTTTTAACAGGTATTTATAAATAAAAATCAAATGCCGTCAATAATTTTAACAGAAAAACAATTATACGTAATAACTAATAAAGTTCTGAATAAAAAAGAAAATATGGTTACGAGTCAAAATAATTCATCACAAAATAATTCAAATTCTTCAGAAGGGATTGACCAAATTCAAAACTTTTTTTCCAAAAACTTTGGAACAGATTTAACCAATTCGTTGTCTTTTAAATAAAAAATATGAAAAAACAACTTAACACACAATAATTATGAAAGAAGAATTAATATTAAAATTAGTACAAATACAAAATCAATTTAGATTTTTACATTGGCAAACATTTGGATATGCTAAACATAAATCATACGGTAAAATTTATGATAATATAGGAGATTTAATTGACAGTTTTACTGAGTCAATGATGGGAAAATATGGTAGACCTGAATTTCAACCTGAATTTGCTATTATGTTTCAAGACATTAAAATAATTAATGTTCAAAACTTTTTGGACGGTATCACTGAGTTTTTGGTTGGTATGACAGGACAATTAGATTCAAGTTACGATACTGATTTACTTAATATTAGGGATGAGATGTTAAGTGAAATAAATAAATTAAAATACTTATTAACACTAAAATAATTATATGTCAAAGAAAATTATAAAATTAACTGAAAATGATTTAACAAATATTGTTAAAAGAGTTATTGCGGAACAAAGTCAAATGAGTGGACAAGAAGTATTTGAACTTCAAAATGCTCTTAATAGTTATTTTAAAATGAAAAACATCAAGGCTGGTGGTAAAGTGTTTCAAATTCCTGTAGATTCTAAATGGGGAAGCCTAACATCTAAAGCTGTTGAGATATTTCAAAAGTTTGAAAAAATTAATCCAGATGGAAAACCTGGACCACAAACATATAATGCTTTACATAAGTTAGGGTTGGACCAAGATATAATTGACAAAGCATTAACTTTTATTGGTAAATTATTCTAACTAAATAATAAGTGAAAAGAATACTAAAAGAATCGGGATTAAGAGAGATTAATGCTCTTGCTAAGAGATATCCAAAGGCTGAAATTTATTTTCATCAAGATTTGGATGGTGTTACTACTGCTATAGCAATGAAGAAATACCTTGAAGATAATGGTATTAAAGTTGTTGGTAGTCATATCATACAATATGGTGATAAGGAATTTGCTATTAAAAAAAATGATGCTAGTGGTGACACTATGCCGGTTCTTGTAGATTTTGCTCACGGTAAACCGATGTTTGTTATTCATACTGACCATCACGACAGACAAGCAGGTGCTGAAGATACAAAATCAACATCATTCAGAGCGTCTCGTTCAAATGTTGAAACTATATCTCAAGTAGTATCTCCAAAAGAGTTATTCCCATCATCAGATATTTTATTAATCAGTACTGTTGATTCAGCTGATTTTGCTAAACACGATATTACACCTAAAGAAGTTGTTAATTATTTGTATAGATTTGATAAAGAAAAATCGTTACAAAAAAATAAAATGTTATTAGGGTTTGTTATTAACAAATTATTATTGGCGTTTAAAAACAAGAAAGGATTTTTGGAAGGTTTAGTTATGGATTCTGAACCTTCATTACTTTCAATCTTAAATAATATTAAAGATTGGATGAAAAAATCAAATGCCGCTAAACCTGAAGAATTACAAAAAAATGCTGAGGACTATGCGGAAAAGATGAAAGATTTTCCAAGAGTTAATGATGGTATTATATTTCAATATGGTGGTGGTTCAATGTTTAAACCAGGTTCATATGATAGGTACACTGCGTTTAGAAATAATCCTGAAGCGGATTTCTTCATTATGGCTTGGCCAATGGGATTAGTTCAAGCGTCTTGTAATCCTTTCAACAAAGAAAGAGAATTAAAAGGTGTTAACTTAGGTGAAATTGCTCAAGAAGTTATTGGTAAATGGGAAACACAATTAAAAGATAAAACAATTCCATTATCAACTATTAAGTGGGTTAGTGAGACCAGTGTTGGACCTGAGAGTGTTGGATTTACTTTTAAAGACTTTAAAGCACTATATGGTGATAAGTTCACAACTATGGAAAATGGTGATAGAGTTTTAAATCATATTCAAGATATGATGGAAACTCCTTTTACTGATTTATCTGAGGAACATAAAGAGATGTTAGATAAAATTGGAATTAATGCTTGGGATTTAATTCAAGCCAATTCAGGTGGACATAAATGTATTACAAACATATCTGGTTTAAATTATCTTGGAAGAGGTAAAAGACCTCCTTCAGGAGAATATAAATATGATTCTAATGCTGAGGATTCTCCGATGGTTAAGTTCATTAAAATGGTTGCCGTGGAGTTTGAAAAGGTTTTAAAACAAAAGATTACAGAATCAAAATAAATATTCAACCGTATCACCAGGTTCAATACTTAGTTCTTCACAAGAACCACCTTCAAGTTCCAATACAATATTTCCATTTCCACAATAACTAATACAATCGTATTCGTCATCACAAGGAGGACAATCGTGATGTATATTGACAAT